TAATTCAGGGTGCAGATGGAGACCATCAGATAGATCACCAAGAAGTCGTATCAACGGTAAACTGGAAATACATAAACGACTATCAGTTAGAGATAAAGGAGATGAAACTAAACCTTCATTATTTATTTTTAATAATTGTATAAACTTAATACGAACACTACCTCTTTTACCATGTGATAAAAATAATCCAGAGGATGTTGATACGCACGCAGAAGATCATGCATATGATGCATTACGATATGGATGTATGTCTCGCCCCATCAATCCACAAGGATCTGGATTTTCAGACTTTGGACATAATAAACAATATACCCCAGCAGATAGGATGTTTGGATACTAATGGATGTAGATGGAAAAAAGCTAAGAGTTGGATTTCAAGATCTAACTATTGAGATAAGAGACGCAGATTTTAGAACAGATAATCTAACAGATTGTTATGGTCACTATCTTCAGCGAGAAAATAAAATACAAATAAATAAAAATTTAGAACCACACGATTTGTTAAATACAGTTCTTCATGAATGTTTACATGCGTGTTGTTATGTTGGTGGACTTACAACTAAATCTAATCCATTATCAGATGAAGATAAAGAAGAAGTTGTTACTAATACATTAGCCAACCAATTACATATTGTCTTACGAGATAATCCATGGCTCTTAAAATTTATCCAAGAGTCAATATCTAAAACTAAAAATAAGGAGAAATAAAATGGACATCATGAAAAAATACAAACAAGGTGATTTAGATGAAGTTCCTAGTGCAAAAACTGGTAACGATCCTATGAACCTTCCTGCTGATGAAGTAGGTGGAGAAAATGTTGACGCACCAAAAATTAAAACTAATATGGTAGACGGCAAAATTTTTTCAATGGCTGACGAAAGAGATTACTAATTTAAGGATTCAAAATGGATACTACTGATGAAACTGTAGCTTTATCTGACGAAGCAACTACGGAAGAAGTTGGACAAGAATACGGTGGTCTTTCTGGTTATATAAAAGCAAAGTTTGTAAGAGCAGAAGATGCACGTCTTTTTGATGAGAGTCGTTGGTTAAGAGCATACAGAAACTATAGAGGAATCTATGGTTCTGATATGACTTTTACAGAGCGAGAAAAATCAAGAGTATTTGTTAAGATAACTAAAACAAAAGTATTAGCAGCCTTTGGCCAACTGATAGAAGTTTTATTTGCAAATGCAAAGTTTCCACTTGGTATAACACCAACTAAAATGCCTGATGGTATTTCAGAACGTGCATATGTGGAAGATGAAGAAGCAACACCAGAAGAGCCACTACCTAATCCGTATGGTTTTCCTGGTGATGGTAGAGAGTTAGAACCAGGTGCAACTGCTGAAACTATATTAGGTGGTTTAGCAAATCAGTATGAAGGTTTAAATATAAAAGAAGGACCTTCACCCGATCCAACTAAAAAAATACAAATATCACCAGCTAGAGAAGCTGCTGGTAATATGGAAAAATTAATACATGATCAGCTAGAAGAAACTTCAGCTATAAGTGTTCTAAGACATGCATTATTTGAAATGGCATTGCTTGGAACAGGAATTATTAAAGGCCCATTTAATCATGAAAAGACTCAACATAAATGGGAAAAGTCTGAAGAAGGAATGGAATATACTCCTCAGTATAAATTAGTTCCAAAAATAGAAGCAGTAAGTTGTTGGGATTTTTATCCAGATCCAGATGCAACATCTATAGATGATTGTGAATATACTATACAAAGACACACACTAAGTAGATCACAACTAAGAGATTTAAAAAATAGACCATTCTTTAGAGAGTCTGCTATATCTGATTGTTTAAAAATGGGACCTAACTATCAGGCAAGAGGTTTTGAAACTGCATTACTTGATAGAGAAAATATTGATGATCTAGATAAAAATAGATTTGAAGTATTAGAGTATTGGGGATTGATGGATAAAAATTTAGCTAATGAAGCTGGATTAGAATTTGATGAAGATATTGATGATATAGATGAACTAGAAGAAGTTCAAATAAATGCATGGATATGCAATGGTAAAATATTAAGATTAGTATTAAATCCGTTTACACCTGAAAGAATACCATATCATGTTGCACCATATGAAATAAATCCATATCAGTTTTTTGGTGTAGGACTACCAGAAAATATGGAAGATGCACAAATGGTAATGAATGGTCATGCAAGGATGGCTATAGATAACTTAGCACTAGCAGGTAATTTAGTATTTGATATTGATGAAACACAATTAGTTCCAGGACAAGATATGAATATATATCCTGGTAAAATATTTAGAAGACAATCTGGAGTTACAGGAACTGCAATCAACGGATTAAAATTTCCTAATACATCATTTGAAAACTTACAGATGTTTGATAAATTTAGACAGTTAGCAGATGAAGCAACAGGTATTCCATCATACTCACATGGAGCAACTGGTGTGCAGTCTACAACAAGAACAGCTGCAGGTATGTCTATGCTTATGGGAGCAGCTGCACTTAATATAAAAACTGTTATAAAAAATATTGACGACTATTTGTTACGACCCCTTGGTGAATCTTTGTTTTCTTGGAACATGCAGTTTAATGCTGACATACCAGAGATACAAGGAGACCTTGATGTAAAAGCTATGGGAACATCTTCTTTGATGCAAAAAGAAGTTCGTTCACAGAGATTAATGACATTTATGCAAACAGCAAATAATCCAAATATTGCACCGTTTGTAAGATGGCATTCAGTATTAAGAGAGATCGCTAAATCATTAGATATAGATCCAGATGATTTAATTAACGATCCAGAAAGAGCAGCAATATTTGCAAAAATAATGGGAATGACAAATGGAAATAGAAAGAATGAAGGCACTGACCAGCAACAAGAAGGCATGGGATCTTCTGGAGGAGTACCTCCAGGGGCAAATCCAGCAGACGCAACAGGAGCTGGAGGTGGCAACATCGGAGTTGGAGCTGTACCGAGGCCAGGGGAAACTGATTTCTCTCAGGCGACTACTCTCCCTCAAGGAACAACTAAACAATAATAATAAAAAAAGTAAAGGATTTTTTGGATAATGGCTACCATCCAATCTACAAAACCAGGTGAAATAACAGGTTCTTCAGTTCTTACTGGAAGAACACCATCTTATAGGTTAGTACTGAAAGTTGATCCGCAAACAGGACAATACAAATATGAGTACGAAGTCGATGATGCACCAAAGGCTGTAGATACAATCACTACACCACCTGCACCTGCATCAGGAACTGGAGGAGATAGTGGAGCAAGAATACCAAAAGGAGAAATGGGGGGTGACGAAAAAAAAGATCCTGTATCAAGTTTTGAACAAACTAAAGCTGCATTAGCTGGAAGAGAGCCTAGTGGTGAAGGACCATTAGGTCAAAGAGAATCTAATTTTAAACCAGATGATAGAAACTTTGGTCAAATGGCTCTTGATAGTGAAACAGCAAGAAGAAGAAACTTAGGGTTAGCAGCAATCAATCCAGTATTTGGTTTACTAGGTACTGTTAAAACAATGGATGACAGAAAAAGACTCAAAGAACTTGGAATATCAACTCCTGTTGCAAGAGAACAAATAGCAGACATATATGGTAAAGCTATTAAAGCTGGTAAAACTCCTCAAGAAGCTTTAAGAGAAGCAACTATTTCTGGTGGTGTAGCTCTTACAGATCAGGCTTTTGAAGATGCAGGAGTTCCTGAATTATCTATTAATAAACAGTTAGAAGATTTTAAAGCTGAAAGACGTACTGGACCTTCTTTTGATGATTCAGCTATAGGTAAATCTACTTTTGATCAAACAGTAGATGCATTAGGCATAAGAGATACAAGAAGGCCTGATGCATTAGATATGGACAATTTTGGTGCAGTAACAGACGCAACAAGAAGTGTTATTGGTTCAACTATAGATGATCAAATAAGAGAATTAGAAAATCAATTAGTAGGTAAAACAGGCAAAACTAAAACTAGATTAACTCAAGAATTAAATAGTTTAAAAGAACAGAAAACAGAATTAGAAAAACCTACAAAAGTATTTACAGGAACTCCTAAACAGCAACAACAAAAAAAAGGACCTTTTGATTTAGTAACAAGAGAATCAGTAACGCCAACTAAAAGACCAGACCAGCCAACAGTAGCAGATAATAGAGCAACTATATCTGAAGCAAGATCAAATTTAAGTGAAGCCATTTCTTCTAGAAACGTAACAGCTGCTATGGATGCAGCTAAAACTGTGGCAGGTTTTTCTGGTTTATCTAGAGATAAAGCTCAACAAGCTATGGATCAAGCTGCTGCAAATGCAGCAAGTTATGGTGGTGCAAAAACTGGTAAAGATAAAAGAGGAGTTGAGAACTCTGGAAGAAACGATGATGGCACTGCTGAACCAGGATCAGTAGCAGCTCAAAGAGATGCTCTTGGAAAAACAACAGCAGAAAAATCAAGATCAGTAGATAGAGATAATGCATTAGGAAATAAAGCTAGAGCAAATGAAGTATCAGATAGAAACGGAAATGCTGTAACTAATAATGGTAAGGCAATTAATTTTGGAGGCCCAAGAAGAACAAAAGACAATACAAAAGAAGGTAATCAAGGTGGTAAATCAACTAGAATTATTTGTAGTGAATTATATAGACAAGGTTTAATATCTAAAGAAGATTATGTATTAGATTTATATTATACTTCAAAATATTTAACAGAACAGCATACAGCAGGATATTGGCACTTTGCTGTACCAGCAGTTAAAGCTATGAGACTTAGTAAATTTTGGACAGCATTTTGGAAAGAGATAGCATATAATAGATTACAAGATATTAAGTGGAGACTGGGTGAAGGTAAATTTAATTTAAGAGGTAGAATATACAGTGCAGTATTTGAACCTTTCTGTTATATTTCTGGATACTTCACACCAAACTCAAACTATAACGAACTATACGAAGGAGAACAATAATGGCAGTAGAAGCTCTAATGAATAATCCACAAGGTGCTATGCCTATGGAACAAGGAGCACCTATGCAAGCTCCTATGCAAGGTGGAGCACAACCTCAACCTTTAAATATTAATCCACAAGAATTTCAAAATGCAGTGCAAAGTTTAAGTCCTGCAGCAATGCAAGCATTAGATATGCATTTAACTCCCTCTGTTAAACAAGCTTTAGGAGAACTATTAGGACCTGCAGTAGTAGAAGTTGTTGAAGATATAGGACCAACTGAACCTACAGTAAGTTTACCTGTTTCTGTTATAGCATCTGCATATCCAGCAGATGATATAAAACAGTCTATTCAAATGATGGAACAAGACTTTAGGTCAAAAGCACAAGCAGATATTCCTGATTCACCACAAGGTGGATTAGGCGGAGCACCAGAAGGTGCACCACAAACTAACGTGCCACCTATGCCAATGGCATAGCACACGAGGGCTACCCTTCCCATAAGGCACCCAACTCAACTAAGGAGGACAATATGGTTGACGAAACACAAGATGTAGTAGAAACTACAGAAGAACAAGTAGTAGAAGCTACACCTGAAGAGGAACAAGTAGAAGAAATACTTGATCCAACACCTTATCGAAACAAGTACAGAAGAGATCTCGATGATAAGGATACTGATACAGCTACCGAACAACAGGACACCCAAGAAGAAGAAAAAGAGGCTACTCCTGAAGAACGCCCTGTAACAGCCGAGGAAAAGGCATTTAAGAAACGTTACGATGATCTTAAACGCCATTACGACAAGACCTTGAGTAAACATAAAAACGAAGTAAGTAATTTAAAAACTCAACTTGAACAAAGCACTAATCAGATGCTACCACCTACTGATCCAAATGATTTAGCAGAGTGGAGAAAGAAATATCCAGATGTCTATGACATTATAGAAACTATATCTCTTACTAAAGCAGATGAGCGTGCAAAAAAACTAGAAGAGAAATATCAGTTTTTACAAGAGCAACAAACACAAATTGCAAAAGAAAAAGCTGAGGTTGAACTTTTAAAAAGACATCCTGACTTTCAGGAGATTCGTGCTACTGATGAGTTTCATGAGTGGGCACAGAAACAAGATCCTACAATTCAAGGATGGCTGTATGAAAATACAGACAATGCTGATCTAGCTGCAAGAGCTATAGATCTTTATAAGATGGACGCAGGTATTACTTCTAAACAAGAAAAACCTAAAGCCAAAGACATAAAGAAGGAAGCCGCAAAAGCAGTTACATCAACTAAAAAAGGCAATCAAATAAATGTTACTGAAAAGAA